TCGCCCGTCGCGCTCGTGAGTGTGACCGCTAGATCGAAGTGGTTCGTGTCGCCATCGGTCGCTGCAGAGACGGTGGCCGTCATCGAGTTACCGAGAACGCCCTTGCACTTCAGCGTGAGCGTGAGGCAGTCGGCGGGGCCGGTCTTCTGGACCGTGACGCTCGCAGCGGCGGCGCCGGAACCGAGGATTCGGGCGACCTTCAGGATCGGCCATGCCTTGCCGATAACGTTCATGTAACCCGCGCCGGTGCGGCTGGAGCCGCCGGGGGCGAACGTGTCGATGAAGTCCTTGACGCCAGTCGTGGTGTAGAGCTGCCCGTCGGGACCCCACGGGAACTGCTCGGCAATGGCGCAGACGGCCGCGCCTTGCGCAGAGATCGTGGAGGGCGGGGTGCGCTCGATCACGTAGACCGCGTGCCGGAGAGCTTGGCTGGTCGAGTCGACAAAGAGGGTCATCTAAGGAAATCCTTCAAGCGGAGGTCGTGTAAGTGGTCGTGTCGGCGTCAGGAAGCCCGTCGCCGGTCCCTGTCTCCGAAAGCTGGAGGCGGAACTTGATGACCTTCTGGCGCGCGGTGAGCGTCGTCAGCGCGAGCATGAAGTAGGCGTCACCTCGAGCCGTCGCGCGGTATTGCGCGGTGGCCGCGGCGGACGGGTTGTCCTCGAGATTGAAGCTGTCGAAGTGGAAGTCCGCGGTGGTACCGCAGCTCTCCCAGCCATCGTTCACCGTAAGAAGAACGGTGTTGCCGACGGGATCGGGGTTGAAGACTCCGTCGAGCGCACTCTCTCCCGCATGGAGGAAGCCGTCGAGTCGGGCCAGAATGTCGTCACGCACGAAGTCGGAGAGGGCCCACACATCAAGCTGCACGGGCTGGACACACGCACACACGGACCAGACCACCGAGGACTGATTGGCCCCGGAATTCGCGTGGCTCAATTGCCGGAGATCCATCGGCTCGTCGCGACGAGAGCCGGCGAGGAGGACCGTGATGGCCTTGGCGGGGAGTTCCTTGTCGGGACTCGGCCATCCGGTCGTTACACTTACGTCGGGCATCTTTTGCCCGAGCCACTCAGCGAGCGCGTTGATCGCCGCTTTCTGGACTGTAACGCTCACTTTTTCAGGGCCTTACGAATGCGGGTATCGAGAATGCGGGAAATTTCCGGAAGCGAGTTCCGTACGTACCAATGAGGCGGCGTTCCCCGTTTCTCGATGGCCTTGGAGATGGCGCGGGCGATGGCCTCGGGGGCATCAACCGGCGTAGAGCCGTTGATCTGAAGGGCCTCGAACATCTTGCCGACACGACGAGCCTGCGTCGGAGTTGTCGGGCCGTCGCGCTTCGCGAACCGCGAGCGGCGACTCCCGTTGCGGTTGAGTGCCTGCATCCCGCGGAGCTTGACCCACGCGACGAGACGCTCGAAGTCGGGGGTGTGCGGGAGGCTCCCCTGCTCGACTGCACCGGCATGCGGCGCATCGACGACGGTCTTTGGGAGCTCGCCTGGGACCGCATGGACCGAGTTCCGCAGATCACCAAACGCTTTGGGGGCCGCCTCGCGGATTGGGGCAACCGCATCTTTCGCGGTACGGTTGATCCCTTCAACGATCGCCTTCTGACGGCGCTCGAGATCGCGTTTGATGAGTCCCGCGAGCGCGCCGGGTGTGCAGTGGATCTCCTCACTCACGGCGTAGTGCGGCGGCGACGGAGGACGACTGCGTAGGAGAAGGCCCGCGAGGTACGGAGTTCCTTCAGGCAGTACTCACCTGAGTGATCGCCTGCGATGAGGTAGAGGACCTCGACGTTGTTGGCCATGTTGTGTGGCTTCAACTGCTGCGGCGTGTAGCCGGTGCCAGCGCCGTCGGAGGGCGTGATGTGGTTGACGAGGAGATCGCCGACCTCGTAATCGCCACCCGAAGAGCTGATCTCGTCGGTCGTGATCTGCCGGATCACGTAGTGCGCCGGCAACACGAGGTCGACGTCTGTCGTCGTCCCATCGCCAAGCGCCGAGCCTGACCACGTCCGCGTGCGGATGGTGAGCTGGTTGGTTCGAACGTCAAGCCCCTCGGGGCCGGCGACGCTGCGCGCGGCCTCAACGGCGGCGAGGAGATCGGTTCGAAAGCTCATGCATCAGCCGAGGTTGAAGAAGCCACCACCACTTTGGTTGGCAAAGCCAGCGAACGAATCGCCGAGGTAGCCCTGGGTACCGAAGACGTCGGAGTAGATGTTCACGCCGAGCGTGATGGAGATGCGCGAGACGTACGTGCGCCCCGCTTTGCGTTGCTGCGTGAGCATGGCCCCCGCCGCGTCGAACCACACGTCGTCGACGCGCTTGAGGCCCGCCGTCGAGAGGTTCTTCAGAAGCAGCGCCTCGACAATAACGAGGCTCGCGAGGGCGCCGCGGACCAGCGTTTCAGCTTCGTCGCTGAGCGCGTCCAGCGTGCTTTCGAGGCGCGTGTCCTTGTATCGAAACAGGTCCGGGTACCCCAGATAGAGCCGGATCTGGCTCTTTTCGATCGGTGACAGCATCGGGGGTTTCCTCTTCGTCCGTTACGGGATCTTCGGCCGCAGGCGGGACGGGCTCGAGCAACATGCGCCGACTCACCACGAAGGGGGTATGAGCCTCCTCGATCTCAACCTCACCGCCGGCCGGACAGACGTAGTCTCGGCGGCCGATGGTGAAGTCGAGGGGGTGAGTCGGGTGCGTGTTGCGGAAGCGCATCAGGCGTCGACGAGGCGGATCGACTTGCCGACGGGGCCAGAGACCACGTGGGCGTTGATATCCGCCTTCAACTCGTTGAGCAGCGTGTTGAGCGAGGACTGGTCCGTCGCGTCGGCAGAAGAGGTCACGTTCGTCGAGTCCGCCGTGTAGTGGTAGGTCGTCGACGCGCGGTGCGTGTTGTACTTCGACTTGATGTCGTTCGCCCGGGTGATGGCCGTCGCGAGAGTCGTCGCACGGGTGTAGGACGCCAGGGCGACGCCCGCCGTTTTGTGGGCGAGCGTATCTGCCATGTGGAAGTGATAGATCCCGAGGATCTCGTTCACGAGAGTGAGCGACGTCCCAAGGTCCGACGCGTCTGCAGACACGATCGTCGACTCACTGCGATCGTTGTGTGAGCCGGGATCGGCGAGCGCAGGCGTTGCGAACGCCACCGAGTCGGCAGCGATCGAGACGAGGTCCGCGTTGGCGGACCGGAGCGCCGTCAGGACGTATGCTTTGAGGTCGTTGACCGCCGCCGCCATGGCAGCAAGGTCACTCGACGTTTTGCGGATGACCGTCGCCATGAATCAGGAGTCCTTGACGTGCGCGCGCACGGCGTGGGTGTTGCGGCGAGAGACCTTGAGTTGGCCGGTCCAGAGGACCTCAGCCTTCGAGGCGGGACCGGTCTTCGCGAGCATCTCGAACGAGAAGCCGAGCGGGACAGAGCCGAAGCCGTCGTCGGGCGTCACATCCGCGCCCATCGCCTCGAGCAGCATGTTCTGCTCGGCGCTGGGGAGGTACTGAATCTCGATGTAGTCCGAGTTCATGTAGTAGATCGTCTTCGCCGTGCAGTCCTTGTCCTTGAAGAACACGGTGCCGTCGACCTCGAGGGCCTGGAAGCCGAACTCGAGCTTCACGGGGCCGCGGCCACCGTTCACGCTCTCGAACTGGCGACGCGTCGCATCGAAGAGGGCGCCGATCTTGTTGAAGACCGCCGGGGTCGTGACGGCCTGGTCGGGCGTCATACCGCTCGCCTCGTAGGCGAGGCGGAGGTCGTCGCGCAGAAGCGCGAACGTGGGGTCGGTGTCGGTGCCGGGATCGACAACCGTCGACTTCCAGTACGTCTCCGAGCCCGGGTCGATACCCGCGTAGTCGTTCGAGTCGAGGATCGCGGTGGCGAGGCCACCCATGCGCGTACCCGTACCGGGGCCCGCAAAGGCCTCCTGGTTGATGTACGACGCGAGCTTGCCCGCCGAGTTGACGAGGTTACGGGCCCAGAGCTGGCGGTTGCCCACCGGCGAAGAGCTCGTCGCTGCCGAGTCCATCGCATGCTTGGTGACGTGGAACGCCGACCGATAGAACGCCCAGTTGAGAACCGCGCTGTCCTGAACGTCACGGCCGAAGTTGACCGCGTCCGCGCCTTCCGCGTACGTCTCTGCGAGCGCGCCGTCACCCTCGGGTGCCCACGCGATGTTCGGGCCACCGCCGGGGACGATGCGGAGCATCTTCAGGAGGCCGGTCCGGCGGTTGATCTGCCGGACGACGTCGCCGCGGTATTCCGTGGCGAGCGTAACGAGAGAAAGAGTAGTGACTGCGTCGGTCGTCATTTTTTATTCCAAGTAGAAAGAGCCCCAGAATCGGGGAGTTGATTGGGGCTCTTGTGCCCCTGTTACTGACGGCCCAGCTTTTCCTGGACCATCCGTTCGCGCTCGAAAGCGCGACTTGCTTTTTCCGCGTCCGAACCAGCCGGCTGCGAGAAGTCCGGACCGACGCGCGGGGGCGCGGCGTTGCGGGACTTCGGAAGAGGACCGGCACCGGCAGTGCCGGGAGCCGGGAGGAAGGGCTTTGCCGCTTCACTCTTCATGAACTCGTCGATGCCGGCCCGGAGGGGCAGGCGAACGTCTTCGGGATCGGCGCCTGCGAAGGGCGTGCGCTGCGTCTTGAAGAGCGGCGCACCGTCTTCGCCGAACTCCACGCGCTTCTCGGCGACGAAGAGATACTTGGCGACGACATCGAGCAGCTCGGGGCGAACCTTGCCTTCGAGGCCGCTGCGGAGATCACCGTAGGCGCGCTCCTCGCGAGCCTTGTTCTCCGCGTCAACACGGGCCTTCTCGCTGGTGGCGAGAGAGGTCTTGAGATCCTCGAAGCTCTTTTGGAGCGCGAGGTACTCGGGATCTTGCTTGGCCTTCCCTTTCGGCGCGACCTCTTCGGCCGGCGGCGCCGCCTGGGCGGCGGCGACTTGCTCGAGGACGGGCTTGAGGGCGTCGCCGATGAGCGCGGGAAACTCGTTCTTGATGAAACGAGCGACGTGCTGCTTGACGGCAGCATTGACCATGTTGCCCATCTGCTCTTCAGCAGAGGGCTTGTTTTCCTGGGTTTCCGACCCCTGGGTGTCGTTCGGCATAGGACCTCCGTCACGCGCTCCGCCGTGGAGTGCGTGTTGTGGTGCACCGAGTTTTGGGCCTCGGCGTTAGCCCTTGGGTTTCGCTGCGGGAGCGCTTGGCTTGGGCGCGGGTCGGCTGGCCGTCTTCATCGTGGCTTCCGCCTTGATGGGTTCGGCCTTGGCCTTCGCGCGCTCGAGCTCGGCTTTCGCGGCGAGCGCATCGTTCTCAATCGAGTCGACGGAAATGTCGGCCTCGTTGATCTCTTTGCGGATCGTGTCCTTCATCCGCTGGTCGGCTCCGGGTAGGAGTGCGAGAGCGGCCTTGGTACTAAGTTCCTTATGGAAGGTTTTGCTCCGGATGCTCAACGACTTCGCGAGCGCCGTGTTTGCAAGGAGTGATGCGGCCGTCGCGGTGTCGTAACCGTCGAAGCCTTCGACGCTCCATTCGAATTCCGTCTCGTTCCGAGCTTCGCTAATGATCTCGTAGGTCTCCTCGATCGCTTTGCACACGAAGCCGGCGTAGGCTCCGAGCATGATGCGGGTCGAGGCGGCGTCGATCTCTTTGCTGTCGGCGGAGCGCCCGACGGTCTCGGCGTTGTTGTCGAGACCCTGCGCCATCTGGTGGACGACGCGGTAGATCTCGTCACGCTTGTTGTCGACGTTGTTCTGGATGATGTCGAACGGCGCGTTCGGCGGGGCCGTCCAGCCCATGTCGTCTTCTTGACCGATGACGATGGCGTAGCCGGCACCGAGGACCGGCAGGTTGTCACCGTCGGCGACCTTGAAGACCGGCTGCGCGTAGCACGTTCGGCGAATGAGCCAGGAGAGCGCGTTGTTGAGCCGGAAGTGCTCGATCTGCGGCTCGTGCGTCTGCTCAGCGATGCAGAGCTCGATGGGGATCTCGATCGAGACCATCGGAACACGGTGGAACCCGTGAGGCACGGCGGGGCCGTCCTGCGAAATCTCGTGTTCGGGATCTCGCGGGCGCTCTCCCTTCTTGTAGGTCAACGAGTACGTCGTGCAGTTCTCCGCGTCGTAGACGCGCCAGATCTCGGTGACCGTGGCACCTCGAACCTCGGCGAAAGAGGTCCGCCCGTCGACGGTGGTGTGCAGCACCGCATAGGCGAGGGCCCCCGAGGCGTCCGCTTCCCAGTCGAAGAGTTCCTCGCGATCGATCGCGCGGAGCGTGGCCCTACCAAGACCGCGCTGCTCGTACTCGCTCTGATTCTCGGGGACGTTGCCACCGTCCGAAGGCATCTCGATGAGCCAGTGTGACTTCTGCGTCGTGAGCGCTTCGCGGAAGCGGTCGCGCATGAAGTCGATGAGGGTCGTCTCGGCACACACGCTCTCGGAGAACTCACCGTAGAAGGACGGGAGTTGCTTGATCGGCGTCTCGGTCCCGCGCTTGAAGGCCTTGGGTGAGACGCTTGCGGCGAAGAGCCACGACACGTAGAGGTTCGAGATCGCGCCGACGTAGCTCGTGTAGTGCGCCTGCTGGCGCCGCTGCGCATAGACGTTCTCGGGCTCGGCGGGATTCTTGGGCAGGAACCTCGAGAGCAACGCCTTGAATGCTTTGCCGCCCTTGGCGAGCGCCGCAAGCATGGCCCAGTGATCGGGGTCGTAGCTCGGGTTCTTCTGGTCGAGGATGGCGAGTTTCAATGGTGTGCCCTGGTCAGAATCCGATCAGCGGGTTTTTGATGACGCCGCGGAAGACTTTCTTGCCGGCGGAAGGGATGTAGGCAGCGGCGAGCGCGTCGACCTGGTCGTCGTGTAGGTCGTCGAGACCCGTGAAGGTCATGAGCTCGGAGACGAAGGCGTCGGCCCACGGCTTGGGATCCGCGGGAACGTAGAGGCGGCCCGAGTTCCAGGCAGCGGCGGCGGCGTGCGCGCGCACGAACTTGTCCTCGCGCGCGGGCACGTCCTTGACGGGCACACCGCACGAGTTGCGAAAGAAGGTGGCGACCTCCTTCTCCTGACCGCCCGTGTACCAGTAGATAGGCGGGTTGCCGTAAGTCATACGGACCTCTTTGAGGATGCGAGCGAATTCACTCGGCTCGCACTGCTTGCGCCTCACGTTGACGACGTAGGCATTGCCCTCAGTGTCGATGGCAAGGACGACAGCGACCGAGAAGTCCGAGTGGGTCTTTTTCGTGTAGGCGCAATCGATACCGACGACGTACTTGACGATCTTCTTATCGGCGACGAGCTTGGCGAAGTCCGCGTCGCTGTAGGTCGTGGTGTCGCCGAAGACGGCGCCGCCGCGAGGACGGGGCTCGCCCATGAACATGGAGGCCCAGTCGTATTCACCGACCTGCTTTCTACGTAGGATGAGGTCTTCCTGCGTATAACGTGCACTCCAGAGGGCCTCCCCTTCCTCGTTGATCGCGGGAAGGTTGTAGTGAGGGACGCCCTGCTCATTCGTCAAATACGCAATAAGATCATCGACATGCCA